AACAATGCTGAATAGGAGGCAAAATCAACACTGCTCACTATTTCAAAATCGTCTGCCAAGGTTTGCGAACAATGGCATCCGATCTGTATTAAACCACCCTTGATTAAAAGAGCTAGTATAGGAGGCACTACTAGCCACAGAAGAGGCAGAAGAGCGGGAAGGCCGCTGGGAAGAGACCTGAGAAGTGGCCGTGGATCCAGGGGGAGTAACCCAAACTGTCTGTAATGCAGAGGGGTGGAAAGGCTCAATAGAAGACAGCCAAGAAGATACTCGAGTGGGGGCGCCCGGGGCAGATGGTTCAGGACTTTGGGATCTCTGTGCGCCAGCCTGGGGCATGCTGGGGAGGAAGCCACCAGAAAAGGAGGTAGTCACCCGGGCTTGCGGGGCAGCGAGCCGAGTGCCGTTCCAGTCGACCAGGGTTGTGGGAGAAGCCCCCAGGACCAGACGCGTGGCGTCAGCGTCAGAAAAGCCAGCGCCCTGCAGGGCAGCCCGTTGGAAATCAAACCACTGGGAGCGGGCCATCTGGGTGGCCTGGACTTGCTGCTGCAACATGGCGGAATCATGGGAAAAAGAGCGGGCCTGCAACTCCAAACTCTGCCGGTAGGCCTGGTCCTGCAAGGCAGCCTGAGCCCCGGCAGAAATGGCAGCGGAGGCAACCCCGCCAGGGAGTGAGGAGAAGAGCTCAGAAGCCATCAAGACGGGGAAGGCGGCGGCCAACACTAATATTTCCCACGGGCCGCAACTGGTAATAGAAAGAAACCCAAGAAACAAATTTAAATATCCCGTCCACGGGCAGGATCGCCTGGTCCGAGGCGCCAAGGTTGACGGTGAGAAAGCCATTAGCATACAGCTTGGCCTCAAACAGAACCCGGCCGGTGTTGGGATTAACATAATTGAGGAGCGCCACATCGCTCTGAAGAGCGGCGCGCTCAGAAACGAAATGGGTAATCCACTCCTGGGGAAGCAAGCAAGGGCAAGGGTTGGGATTAGCGCCATTAAGGCGAGGAACATTGCACATAAAGAAAAGGAGAGTTTCACCAACGCCTGGGGCTGAAACAGAAGGGGCAAAATCAGAACCAAGCACATCAGCTCGATAATCTGGGATCCTCCAGAAGGAGTGCTCGGTTGGCTCCCAGAGATTCCGGAAGCGAGCCCGAAACAAGTCGGCAGGGGCCTCCTCATCAAAAGTGATATGTCCGAGGGCGGGAGTAAAATTTTGGGGGTTGCGGGCATTCACAGTGCGTTCGCCGACGGTTGTCGCACTAGCCACCACAAAAGTCACAGAACATTCGGAAAAATCTGGAAAGCCAAAGGGGGCTGGGGCAGACCCAGCATGAAAATCCTCCTGGTTGGGCTGGGACAATTCAACGACACGGGAACCAGGTTCGGCAATCAGGCCCACGAAAGCGCCCAGATCGGCAGGGGATGATGGAGTCGTACCCAGAAGGTCGCCAGAAAGGGTGCAGCGGCCATTCTGGAACTGAACTGAAGCTGGAAAGCTACGGGAGCTCATCATTTGGGCTATCGGTTCCATGACCCGGGAATGTGAAAGACTATTGACAGGCAAATTTGGCAAAGTGAAGGGGGGCTCCCTCTCCTCAACGGTGGGGGGAACCAGAAAGAAGAAGGAAAAATTGGGGCTGGGACAAGTGAGGACACGACCGGTGACAACAAAAGGGTCCGCGCCGGAATTGGCGCGCAGGGGGGTATACAGCATCCCCATCAGCCTCATGCGTGAATCGGGCCCCTGATGAAAAAGGATGTTACGAACATCTTCAAGGGGCATATCGACAGGCTCTGGAGCGCGCACATCGATCAGCACATGGGGAAACTGGGTGGCCTGGGAGGGGGTCAGATAAGAAGTGTCAAATCCAGGGGGGACACAAAACACCACCACCTTGCCCGCCGAAAAGGCGTTCCCTGCCAGGAGGACTCGCACGCGCATGGATCCGGTCCACCCATTATACATGCGACGAAGGTGGGCCAAATAAGGATTCAGATCAGGGCCAAGTTCCAATTCAAATAAAATCTCACCAGGGTTATTATTTGGGGATATAGTAAACTCTCCCTGGGGGGCTTGCACAAAATTAGCAAAAATCCAAGGATCAATTGGATTAACCCGCCCAGCAGTGGAAGCGGCGACGGGGGCGCCAGCTGTTGGCTCAACGGGGACGGACGCCTCAACCTCGGGAGGGAGGACTTGTCCGAGCGCCGGAGCAGAATCAACAATGTCTCTGTCAGTCATCTTCATTTACAAAATCGGGAAGGGTGTCGCGACTACCTTCCCACAGTGACAGATCATGAAACCTCATCCAAGCAAACATGGAGCGGTGTGATGGCACAAAGATCTCCATTCCCCCCTCTTTGGCCTCTGCAGTCACCATAGAGCCAACTCGGCGGTAAAACTTCTCACCGTGGAGGGCCGCCTCGCCAAGGAGGCAGAGCAGCTGGACCTTCCGGTTGCTGTGAGGAACCAGGGTCTCACTCGGGTCGTCGTGATTGGGCCCACGAGTCCAATAGAGCTGTCGGAGTATCGACTCCCGGTCGAGGCGGCCTTGGAATCCCTTGGCATCGTGCGAGATCGTGCGCCGGAGGAAGACCAGGCCGTCAACCTGACGACGGAGCTCAATTGGGCCTTCGGCCTTGTCTGGCCGGGTGGGCTTCAGGCCGTACCCCTTGAGAACCTTGGTAAGCTTATCTGGGTCAAATTCAAGGTCGGTTGACACAATTTCATCATCACCATAAAAAGAGAAGTAGCTGTTAGCCTGCACTACATCCGGGTCAAGGTTTGTGACTTCCGAAAGGGCACAGAGGGTCAGGATCCAGTGGTTGATGGAATTGACTTGGGACGTGCACGGGAAGCCTGATGGGAGGCCTTCGTGCACTGCTACCAGAAAGTCCCCCACGTCGAGGTGCGAAGGTTTAAGAAGATCCTCCGCGACCACGCGAGCAAGCTCAGGCTCAGCGGTGAGTTTGGTCATGATGTCTAAGCTCAGGCGCATGATCTCGCGCTGCTGGGTGCTGTCCCACGCTGAATAGTCAGCGTCAAAGGAATATTTATAGTTTGAGTGTCTCTGGTATATGACAGGCCCATCCTCAATGGCATTCATTCCGATCTTGATGGGGAGCTCAACCACGTGTTCCTTTATGGCGTCGCAGAAGGGCCCAAAGGCCATGGCGGCCCGAATCACAGTAGAGAGATCAGCTCCCCAAAGCAGGCGCTTCTTCTGAACTTCATAGATCTTTCTGGGGGCCACCAGCTCATCCTTCAGCGCCGCCGTGTAGCGGGGGCGCTGACTCTTGCCCTGGCGGTACATGTTGTTTGCGTGGTTTGCCTGCTCGCCCAACGCCCCAATGAATGCAGTGCCATTCCAGTCGTCATTCTTTCTCTTATAATGGGGGTAGCCAGAGCTGGTAGTTTTGTCCAGGGACATGCAGGCATCCTGGTAGCTCCATGGCTTTGGTTGGTCCATGACTTGTTCAAGGCAGTTGGTGACTGTCTCGACGGCGGCCTTCAGAAGTTCAGGCCGGGGGAGCTTGCCGCGGGGCGCTGAGAACTGGGCTAGCTGGTCCCGCATCACCTGCTGAAGGGAGGGACCACCCTGGACCCTGGGGTCCTTTCCACCAAGGTAGGCTGGCTCATAAGTGCCTGGCGGCAGCTGTGCCGGGGAGGACCTCCAAAATTTGGTCTTAGTTGACAGCTTGGGGGCCGACCCCTGGCCAATGATGGGGTGGCCAACATACGTGCCGTGCCCACCCTCGAGCGCGACCGACTCCTGGGAGTTTGGGATGGCGCAGATGATCGTGTTGCCGGAGCGCGTTGCAGCGGCGTGCACGCCAAAGACTACCCAGTCATTGCCCCGCTTGAAAAAGTAGGGGCACCCGCAGTCACCAGGAAGGGTGCCAAGGTCCATACCCTTAGCGTTTGAACCAGTGAGCAGCATCCCGGTTTGACCGTTGATGACCTTGCCTTGAACCTTGGTGCTTGTTGTGGTTGACATGCGGACAGCAAGGGGGATGAGCTCACCTGTCGGGCGTTTGATGAGAACTGAGGCCACGGTGCCCTCAGGGGCTCCCTCCTCAAGCACCAACCCACTCACGTCTGGTCGTATGGGTCGGGGGAAGCGGAACTGGGTGAACTCACCATGGGAGCTGACCGCAATTTCACTAACTGGAACCCCAAAGGCCTCGGTGCAACCCTCAGGGATGACATGTGTCGCGGTGATGAAGAGGGTGGGGGAAACCCAGCAGCCCCAGCCGGAGCCGAAGCGTTGGATCCGCGACCATATTGAGGGGGGGGCCTGGAATTCTATTACCTCATTGTAGTCAACCTCCCGCTCATCGTCCGCCCAGGAGGGACCAGTTGGGTTCCAATCAATCTTTCTCCTCTGGGCCTTGGCGGCCTTCCCACGGCCAAAGTACTTCTGGCGTATGGAACTGTCATCATAGGAGTCATCATCAGCCTGGCGCTCAGCTAACTCGCGTTCATAGCGCTCGCGGTCCTCAAGATACTCCTGGATAGAATAGTTGCCACCCCGCTCCTCTCTGATCTTCTTGTATTCATCATACTCTTCATCAGAGAGGCCACGCCTGGAGAAGGCATTGACCTTCCTCCTGCCCTTCTTGGACTCTAGCTGGGTGGGGGCTTGGGCTTTCTTCTCCTTGCCCTCTTGAGGGGCTGGCATCTCGGTGTCAGACTCGCACAGGCCATATTTGTCCACCATGCCCTTGTGGCCAATGACTCCAACGCCACCGACAGTGCGGTTCTCTTGCTCTGCCCGATGGTACCGGCAGTTGTGGGACTCTAGCTGGGTGGACGGAGCCCGAATCCGTTGAACAGCCCTGTGGATGACGAGAGCAGAGCTGGCGGCTTGGATGGCAGTGGTCACAAGATTGGCTGCAAGTGACCAGTACGTCACTGCACGAGCCGCAGCCAGCCGCTTTAGGGCGTAGTTGATTTCAACAGTGGGCTGTGGGGTGGCAAGTTGATTGATGGTCAAATTGTTCCCGTCAGATTGGAGTTCATAGTGGGTCCCCCGCCAGATGATGGTGCAAGGGGCGATGGCAAATCCTGCAAGTGCCTCTTCGAGCTCACTCACAGAGGTCACGCCCTTCAATTTGTTGGCCACCCTCATGGCTGAGAGCATGCCAAGCCCGTTGTCATTGGCCATTCTAGAGAAAGCCACGACACGGTTCTTATCAAAGTCGTACTCAGGGGCCTGGAGTTGGAAGTCCTCAAGCCGCTCAAGGGCGAGGGCGGTTGCGGCCGCCAAGAGACGGGGAAGCGAGGTCTTGGACATGGCACCCTTGCCATAAGGCGTGTTTCCAAGACAGTCGAACCCACCTTGAGGCGCAAGCTGGAGTTGAAGATGGGTGAAGTCCTTCTTAAAGAGCTGGTTTAGGCCTTGAGTGTCCCCAGGCTTCTGCCGGCGGTGGTTCTCAATGTCTTGCGAGTTGCAATAGACCAGAAAGTCGACTCGCCGGCAAACTGGCCCCAGGTTCATGTGGTCTAGGGGGGCGGGCCCAGGGGCATTGGTGGTGATAACTATGGCCTCAGGAGTAAAAGTCATACCTTTGTTCTCAATCTGGTCACAGTTAAGCGAGACTGGGGCAGTGTCCGCAATGGCCTGGAGTTTGTTGCAGTCAGCGGCAATGTTGGCCATGCCGTAGTCATCCCACAGCATTACTTCCTGACCCTTGTAACCGTCCCAGTGGTCAACGGCCTCGCGAGGGACGAGGCCTACCTTGCCACCTGGACGGATGGCTTTGGCCAATTGATGGGCGATGCGTTCTGCCAACTTGGTTTTCCCAATGCCGGGGGGCCCGCTGAGCATGATGACGACTGGGCGCACCCGATTGGACATCTCAGACTGGGCCTTGGCCAAGGCGGACCGAGCCATGGCAATCCTGCCGAGAAGCGCATTAACTGAGGAGACGACATGGGGGTCGGAGGACCTTGATGAGAGCTCTCGGACCCGCTCCTCTTCCATGTCCAGGGTTTTGATGTAGGCTAGGGTGGACTGGCGGTCTCTCACCACCTCCGTGATATTGTTTGAGGCGAGGACTTCAAGGTCGATGACGGCATTCTCAACACGCTTGAGTGTCTGGCCAGTAGAATCCCCAAAAAGGTATTTCTTAATTATGTTGAATATCTCTATCCCATACTGACCGAGGCTGCTGGCCGCGCGGAGACCGTCTGCGGCTGACTTCAGGAGCTTTGTGGCCTTGTCTTTGGTGAAGCCGAGGGCCAGCCCGATCCCACCAAGTATCACCGGGATGATATCCTTAGCAAGGTCCTCTGGGCCCTGCAGAACACACTCCGGTGTGAGGTTGGCTAGAAAGCTGGCCACGTCTGGAGGCTGCCACAAGATGCCAAAGAGTTCCGCTAATAGGACAGCAGCCTCAACAATGCCGGTGAAAGTCCAGTCACAATGGGAGAGAATGGACAGAACATTGAGGGGTTTGATGACGTTGATCAGTTCGCGCATTGGTTGTGAAACCAGGGCGTTCAGTGCTGTTAGGATGGCGTCCCGGACCAGCTCCATTTTGCCGTCCTGGTGGAACTCCGGGACCGCCCTATTCCAGGGCTGACTGGGGTGGTGGTAAGGGCCTGAGCGGACGAGCCGGCGGGACAACCAATCGTCATCAAGGTCCAGAACCTTGCAGCAGAAGGTGTAGCAATTGCTAGTCACGGAGGCGTACGGCCATCGCTCGCCCTCGAGTGACAGGAGCTGGTCTCGGGGCGGGGGGTCGCGTGGGATGTAGGCTACGCGCCACCAGGCCGAGAGGTTCTGAACTGAAATCTTTGGAACTGAGAGGGCCATCTGGGGGGAGTGGACGCCAATTGTCTTCCCGTTACCAACATAGATGGCGTAGTGGAAAATGTAGCCCTCATAAAACTCTAGAACCGTCCCCACAGGCGGCTCGGCAGGAGGCTCCGTGCTCCGCTGCTCGACTGGTGGCAGGGGACAGCCATTCCAGGCGGGCCCTGGGGCGACATGGGGGGGGTGGACGTCGAGGTCAACGGCGCCCCGGGAGTAGCGCACTGGGAATTGATCTGCCTGCTCTCGATGGGGCTCTGCGGGTTCCCAACCGGTGGGGAGGGCGATTGGGGGGCTGCCCAGGGGAGGCGCGGCCATGGGGGGTGTTTCCAGCCGCGGTGCCTCCGGGGGGTCAGGAGGCTGTGGATTGCGGAGGGCAGAAAACTTCGCCTTAAGCTTGGCGAAGGTGGAATCTGGATCGCTAGCTTTAGCGGCTAGGGGACCAGTAACTTTAACGTTGGAGGAATCCATGTCGTCAAAGTCTTCATTCAC